AACGATTTCCTTCTGAACTGGCGGAAAAGATTCTTGGTGGCTCAGCCCGAAATATTAAAATTCGGTCTTGACCTATCCGCTGCCTCCGTAATAGCTTGGTTTGGCCCGGTAGACAAAACCGAGACCTGGATACAAACAAATCGCCGCATATGCGGCCCCAGTCAGAAGAAACCAACGCTCGTGGTTTGTATTTCTTCTCATAATCTTGAGGACGCCGTCTATGATAGACTTCAGACGCAGGAGAGTATGCAGGACGTCTTCTTGAAACTTATTGAAGATAGAGATGTCCATGACCAATAACGTGCCGCTCGTCGCGGAACTAGAGCCGATGATAAAACAGTTTATCCGGCTCAGAGCATATATAAAACTTGAACAAGAAAAACTGAAAGAAGCAATGAGTGAGTACGAGAGGGGTAAAACTCTTCTCGGGAATTATCTAGCGTCTACTCTTGTTCAGAGTCGGCTCAGTAGTGTGTCTGCCCCGTCAGGGACAGCCTACACGACGAGTAAAGTCGACTATAAGGTAGTGGACAAGGGGGCGGCGCTACGCTGGTTACTCCAGCAGAACGACTGGGAGGTTTGGGAGCTATTCGACCTGAACCCATCCGCCAAAGACATTGACGCCTGGGCGGCCAGACGTCTTGAGGAGTACAGCGAGGGAGTAAAATTAGGCCCAGAAACACCCCCTCCAGTAATAGAAGATTTCATTCCTCCCGGACTGAACAGAACGTCTACAGTATTTATTAAGGTTCGCAAAAAAGGAGACATTGCGGATGACGCATGAACTAGCCCTTCCCAATCTCATGGACGACATGCTTGTCGGCATTTCGACAGGCAGGCAGGCCCATATCAGCACCGACAACAAAGAGTGGCAGGCCGTTGTCGGCAAAGAGTCGCGCTCCATCGGAATGTGGGATGACGTCGTCAAGGCGACCTATCTCGAATTTATTCTGGTCGGCGTGGCTAAGCACCCTCTGCGGCTTCATTTCCCTCTGGCGCCGAAAGACCCCAATATCGCCGGTCCCTCTCAGGTCAGCACCTATGACCCGAAGAACAAGCAGCCTCCAATCTGCACATCCGAGAATGGCGTCGGTCCTTCCGTCGAGTCCAGAAGCCCTCAGTCGGCGTTCTGCTCGAATTGCTGGGCGAAAGAGTGGGGCTCGGCGCTGTCTCAGCGCGGCGATAAAATCCCAGCCTGCACCACCAAGAAGCGGCTTGCAGTTATTGTCCCGTCGTTCAGTTGGGACACGGTGTTGCAGTTCGATATCCCCCCGGCCGCCTTCCAGAACTGGGCGTCTCTCGTTCAGATTCTCCGCGACGGCCGTATCGCTCGCCCCGAGGCGGTGATGATCCGCGCCTATTTCATCGCCAACGAGGAAGGCTTCATGCGGTTCTCGCTGAGCCCACTCGGCTATAACGAGCAGGTTCACGGACCAAGCGTCATGCCGGAGATTCATCGCCACATGCTCTCTTCCGAGACATTCGCTCTCCTCGGCGGCAACGATAAGCCTATCGATCCGGCGACTTGGAACCCTGCACTGGCGGCCCCCGCTGGCGGCGGTCAGCCCGCGCTCGCTTACACACCTTCTCAGCAGGCCCAGTATGCACCACAGCAGGCCCAGAACTACCAGCCGCAACCCAGCCCTCAACAGCACTCTGGTCAGACGGGCGCGGGGAATTACGGTCATGCGGGGTATTCCGGGCAGGCACAGGCCCCGAGTCAGCCACAAGGTCCGGCTCCTCTCGCCCCTCCGGCTTACTCAAATCAGGCTCTGGCCCAAAACCAAGTCGTTTCTAACCCCCCAGCGACTTACGGCGGCGCGCAGGGGACCGGTTATGGTGGATCACCCCAGGGTCAGCCGCAGGGACCGAGTCAGGCGTATGCAGGCGGTGGAGCGAGCGGAGGTTATCCGCAGCCTAATCAGGGTCATGTGAACCAGTCCAGGCCGGTTGACCAAGCTCCACAGTCGCAGGCTTACGCAAATCAGCCTGGAGGCGGTAACCAGTACGCCGGTTACGGCGTCAGGGATGGGTCGGGCTACCAGCAGCCACTAGAGCATCCCCAGCAGATCTATCAGGTGCAGCATGGACCAGCGACCGGCAACCCGCATCTGCAAATCGCAGGCCCCGAGGCCGATTACGACGCCGTTCCTTCGGGACGTCATCATCCTGATGACGTTGAATACACAGGCGCTTCACGGCTAGAGAACCAGACCGAAGACACGCACGCGGGTGCGTCAATCGACGGCGAGCCCACCAAGACGCGGCGGACGCGGCGCACGAAAGCCCAGATCGAGGCGGACAACGCCGCCGAGGCCGCAGCGAAAGCCGCTCCTCAGTCTGCCCCGCAGGGGTCGCAGAGCTACGGCATGGCCCAGGGGAGCCCGGCGACGGACGCCCTGCGTGGCCAGCTCAACAACGCGATGGGGCTCAATCCCCCTCGGTAATTTCACCTGAAGCAGGCCGGCGGCCATGTGGCCGCCGGTAACAATTGGAGTTAAAAACAGATATGATGCCAAACGCAACACAGCAGCTCGCTGAGTTTCTTGATAAGATCAACACATATATCAAGAAACCGATCGGTAATCAGCCCGATGACTTCCTTCTTGGTATCATGAAACCCCCAGAAGGGAAGTATCCAGACAAGAAAGACGCGCTTCAACTTACAGAAAATATGATTCTTGATGAAGACTATCTGCCGGAGACACCATGAGCCAAGAAAAATTTAAGTTTATGAACCTAACCCCGCATGAGATCACTATAGTTGACTCCAAGGGTAAGAGGTTCGATATTGTAAGTCACGGGGTCGCAAGGACCACGATACTAGAGGAAGAGTGTGAATCTATCGGGGATATACCTGTTATCTCGTCCCCATCAAATGGGGTGTTAGTCGGCCTTCCAGACCCGATTTCAGGGGTGATCTTTATTGTTTCCCGTGAAGTCCTGGCGCATCCCGACGTTGAGGGGCGCAAAGACGTCTTCGCCCCGGCGACACGGCCACGGCATGGCCCATTTCATGACGAGTTCGGACGCGTGATAGGCGTTACGCGTCTTGTAGCCGCCCCAGTACCAACTATGACTTTAATCCAGGGATTCGAACGATGACCATATTTCAACTTTTCTACAAAGAATCTTCAAAAGACCCCGCAGTTCATGAAGCCCACATAAACCTCCAAGAAGTAAGTATGATAGTGCGTATTGGTCAGCAAACAGTCGGTGTTGTAGTTCCTGGAGGGTGGCATGAGTTTTCTCTAACCCATGATAATCTTATGGGTATCGAGAAAATAAATAAGTGCGCCGACACATACATTGATTTGATGAGCGCATGGCGAGAAATCCATGAGCCAGGGGCAGTGAAAAAGACTGTGCGGAGGGCGAAGACGCCGGAAGCCCCGATTGCTCCGATTGTCCCCGCAGCCGTGGCCGAACATCTCGCGGCAGTGAAGGCGGCTCCTACCATAGTGGAGCAGCGCCGGGCATTGACGGCGCTCGGCGACCAGATTGTGAAGAACGGCCTTGCGGCCGCGCCAGCCCCAGCCCCGAGGCCCCCGGTCTCCATGTCCCGGCCACCCGTTCAGGACATGCCGCCGCACACGGTCGGGGTAACCCATCCGTTCAAAGACTCGTCCGGTCTCCCAACGATGATCGATCTTCGGGATATCATGACTATTTCAGGGTTTTCGGATGGTTCTAATAAGGTGCGTCTTGGTCTTCATCGGGGAAGTGTAAGGACTGTTTTTCTTATCTTAAAGGATGGGGAAACGTTCGACGCTGCATACTCAAAGCTCTATAACAAGTGGGTCGAGTTGACCCAGTTCTAATGCTTCACGGCGGTCGGGCTTTCTGCCTCACTTGAGAGAACCGGCCGCCACTTGATCGCTGAGTTCACATCCTTCTCCAGACCGTTTAAACGATCTTCCATCCGGGAGAGTGTGACCCAAATCCCGCCCTTGTCCGTCATCTGGTTCACGAATTTGTCGCTGTTCGCAACGGCTGATCCAACTCTGGCGTCGACTAACCAAAAAAAACCTCCTAACAGCGTCGATACGATCCCCATCGAAATTGCAGCGGTGGTCAGAATCGTTTGAATCGGAGGGAGTTGTTTGGCGCGTTGCTGCCCTAAGATGTCCAAGACTTTGTCCATCTTATTTTCAACGCCGCCAAGGCGGTTTGTCAGAAGCTCGTAGTGATCTTCAAGGCGGGAAATACGCTCATGCACTGGGCGCTCGCTTTTGCCGTTGGAACCATTCACAGGAGGCTTTTTTACCATAACGGTTGCGGTTCCGCGATTTGTTTAATTTGAGAGCGCCGCCCGGCGTTAAGGAATAACGCCGGGCGCATGTTTTTACTTGGCAGGCTCAGTCGTAGCGGCTGTGGCGTCGTTCGATGCCTTAACCATGCGATCATGGATGAACCAGCTCACGACGGCGAGCAATGCACCCGCGAGCGGGTAGGCATGGAGGACGCCGGAGAGCGGGCCGTTCGGGTCGAGGAGCCCGGAGCCGAGCAGGGCGGAGCCGATAGCGAGAGCGATCTGCATGGCGCCGCTGGACAGGCGGTCGACGTAGAGACCGCCCGTGCTTGGCGGAGATGTCGTTGTTGACGTCGACATGCTTGTTGTCGTTGTCATAGCCGGCGCGTGGGTTACCGGTGCCTGGGTTACCGGCGCCTGGGTTACCGGTGCATGCGAGGCCGCAGCGGTCTCGATGTGTTTGGCGTATGCCTCGGAAGCCGTCTTGATCGCCATGGCGACCTCGTCCGCAGCTTTGTTGGAGGCGGACGCCGACACGCTGTCGAGGGTGTGAGGTCCGACAGCCCCGAGGGCTTCGCCAAGCACGTTGATCGCGACAGGCAGAAGGGGGTTAACCGCGCCCAGCGCCGGGACGAACTTAGGCGCCACCAACTGAGCGAGGTTAATGATTGAGTTCAAATCCATAGACCGGCCTTTATGAGAACTAATGACTGGAGCTGCATCGGCGGGAGACTTAGAAATGTTCGAAGATTTTGACATGCGGACCAGCGCCGCGTCAATGGCCGAGCAAGTTTCGTTTCCGGCCTGCCCATCGACAGCAATGCTGCTAACTTCCTGAAATTTGCGGATGGCGGCGCGAGTGTGACGGCCGTATGAACCATCGACTATCAGCCCGGAACTCTGGATTTTATTCAAGGAATCTTGAATCCACCGGACTCCGGCCAGTTTTTCATTCTGGGGCTCCAGCGCCGATACAACAGGCGGCGCCACTGCCGGAACTCCGGACCAAGATGTGGTGAACGGGTCGGGTCCAATAAGGTCAAGCGATGGATCGAGTTCCACGAGAGCGCGAGCGAGCGGATAAACGCCGAGCTGCGTGTCATGCGCGCTGGGGTCCCACACGCCGTCCGACACGTACTTTCCACCGCCGCCGGGGCCTGTGTCATAGACCTGAGTCCCTGACCACAGGTAGCCGGTATGGCGTCCGTGAAGCCTGGGGCCGAAGCCGTTCCACCCCTCGCATTTGAACAGGAACCATGCCCACGTCCAGCCGTCGGGACCCGGACGCCCCACATGATCGTATGTGGTCGCGTCGGCCGCGCCATCCTCCCAGGTCTTCCACGGCCCCCGTCCGGCGGGAACCAAAGTCGTCACCCGGCGCAGCGACTGCCCATTGCCGAGATACGTCCCAAAGTCGCTCCCCGACTCCCTTTCATTAATCACCGCGTACCAAAGCGCCGGTATGCCGGTGCGAGTTTGCGCGCCTACATACCGATCCTTGAAGGCGAGAAGCTCGCGGGCGCGGTGCATGATCTTGTCTGCCTTTGTCGCGTTCGTCGGCAATGCGGCGGCGGCCAAGTGGTTATAGTCTTCCCGGTTGAACAGGAAGGTCAAGTTAGCGCTCATGACGCATCCTTATGTCAGGTCGGGCTTGGAAGGAACTTGCTCGGCTTTGGGGGAGATAATTCATGGACCGGCGCTGATCTTGGCTCCGCTGTCATAATCTGCGCCATGGATAGCTTCACGAACTCATTGCGGAAGCTCTCGGTCGCCGCCGCGCCCTGGCGCGTCTCTTGCGCCGCGTTCACAAGCAGCATCGGAAGTAGCCCAACGGCGCAGCTCCACTCGTCCACCTCGGCCCCGGTGTTGGGGTTCATGCCGCGAACCTGCGCCCACCATGGACAGCGTTTGCAGACAGTGCTCATAGGGGTGCGATGAAGCGGGCAGTCCAGATCGTCTGGACCGTCCGGGATGTTCCGTCTCATGCTGGACCTCATTTTTAATTACGGATCGCTAGAATAACATCCACATATGCCACGGAGAAGTCCATTGCGGTTCCGCTGCCGTTATTCTGGATGCTGATTCCCGTAAGAGCCGATACAGTATTAGCCGCAACGTCTCCTATCCACACGCCAGTACCACCGGCGCCGCCTGTAAAATAGTTATAGTGACTGTAAGAATGAACATGTCCAGGATCGTTAACCCCGTGATTATGGGCGGGCATATTAGCGACCGAGATATATCTTGGGGCGAAAACTGTTGAAAACGCCGTCGTGCCGCCGACGCCTACCGTCCCGTTGACGACACGCAACGCCATATCGTTCCGGGTAAGACTTTTGGTCCAGCCGACAGGCGCGGCCGTCTGGTTCCATACCGTCGCCGAACCCCTCGGGACATCCTGCCCCACTGTACGCACGCCGTGTACAGCATCGGCGACATACAGACTCGCCTGCCCCTGCGGAACGTTAGCCGTCGCACTAAACCCATTCGACAACGTCACATTGAAGTCTCCCGTCGTGACGTTGTCGATAATCATCATTCCGAGATAAGCCGCAGTCAAAACGACGTTCGCCGTCAAGGTCCCTATCAAGCGAACGCATAAATTCTGGGCCTGTGGAGCGGTCAGGGTGACGTTCGCGTTCGATAGCGTGACCGTGACGACGCCGCCCAAGTTGGTGTCGATTGTGGTGAACGTGTTCGCGTTGAGGTCGGCGCCCCACGTCCCGATTTCGGTCCCCGGTGTCGGGACGCTGTAACCCTTGTTGGCTGTTGTCGGCATAGCGAGTTCCTTTTATGGCTGCTGGCTGTCGGCGACGTCGCGACCGGCGACCGAACTCGCCCACGGCGCGGCCGCGCGGATGTTGCGGGCCGCCCACTGTTGCGGCGCCGTGCGCGAGAGCAGATACCGGCGGACGAGGTTCTGAGCGGCGTCCGTGTAGAGCGCGGGAACCCCG